CTCTTCCAAGGTTCAATAGAAGGTGATGTTACAGCAATAATAGAAGAGTTAGCGTTAGGAGCAATAGCCAATAGATGACTATTACGAACCCCATGTCCTCCAGCATCTGGGCACTCACCTCTTTCTTGTGCTAGCAGTTGTGTTTGTGCATATGCTCTTTCTTTAATTTGAGAAAAAATCTTCATATTTAATGACTTAGCAATAGCAGATTCCCACGGAATATTCTTGCTTTGTAACAAAGAGTGAAAACCCATTGCACCTAATCCAAGACTTCTTTCTCTAAGTGCTGAATTTCCTGCTTTAAGAAGACCGCTCATATTCTCTGTTTTATCAATAAAATATTGAAGAACATTATCTAAATACGTAATAAGATCTTGTACAATTGTTGTATCTTTCCACTCGTCATATTTTTCTAAGTTAAGGGAAGAAAGACAACAAACAGCACTTCTATCTTTGTCTGTAGGAAGATGGATTTCATTACATAGGTTACTACCATGAATTTTTAATCCAAGATCTTTCTGGAACTCTGGCAGCTGTCTATTTGCTTCGTCAATAAAGTTTAGATAAGGTTCACCTGTTCTAAATCTTGTAACAAGAATTCTTTGCCATAAATCTCTAGCTTTAACTGTATCTCTAACAGAGCCATCATTAGGGTCAAGAAGATTCCAGTCATCACCTTTGACAACAGCTTCCATAAAGTCATCTGAAATGTTTACTGCGTTATGAAGATTAAAACATTTTCTGTTTACATCTCCACCTGTTGGTAGCCTAATGTTTAAGAACTCAATAATGTCAGGATGAGAAACATCCATATATGCTGCATAACTACCTTTTCTTGTCTTGCCTTGACGATACGCAGTCATATCAGCATCAACTGTCTTAAGAAAAGGAATAGGGCCAGGTGAAATTTCGCTATTACTTCTAATACTCGACCAGTGTCCGCCTACACCGCCGCCTTTAACGCTCATCCAACGTAGTTCTTCACTATGATCCATTAGCCCTTCAAGACTATCATCTACAAATGTAAGAAAACAAGAGATAGGTAAACCTCTTGAAGTGCTACCTGGTTGAGGTGCATTTGAAAGAATTGGTGAAGAAAACATAAACCACTGTTGTGAAGCGTAGTCGTAGATTCTTTGTGCTAGTTCATTATCTCCTGCACAGAAAGCCAACGCAGCCCTTGCAAAAGCTTCTTGCGGAGAGTCCTCCTCCGGTAACATATAGTAATTTTTTAATAAGTCAATTGAAAACTTGTTTAGTCTTTTATCTCTATTTTTATCGACTACAATACTATGATAACTTTCCACTTTATCCCCTTAGTCTGAACTTCCTACTTGCCCGTCCTGTCTTTGAGCAGTAGAGGTTAGATTTAAGTATTCCTCTTCAGTTACGACCTGAAAATCATTGTCGCACTTCACTACTACAATTTGAAATGGCAGTTTTCTTTTAGCATAAATAGTATAGACATCAGAACCAGTATTTATACAATTTACAAAAACTTCTCCTGTATAACCGCTGTCAATTACTCCAGCACGAACCTTTAGGGGTGTTTTAGTTACAGAACCTCTCTCTTGAACTAGTGCAACATAACCTCGTGGAACATCAATTCTGATACCTGTTGGAATTAAGACTTTTTGTGGAGCTAATGAGCCTGATGGAATATTGCTAGAAGGTTTAATATCGATTGTTGGGCCACAGTTATAAAGATCTAAACCAGCACTTTCTCCTCCATAAGCTGGCAAATATTCACTTTCAGGATTGATTTTATTAACTTCTAAAGCACTTCGTAGATCATCACTTAAACAAATCTTAACCATTACTATTTACCTCTTTCCACTTCTCTTTAAGGATATTTTTCATAGCATTGTTATCTTGAGCAACTGCTTCATTTAGTGTTAGTTCTGTATCATCTAGAATCTTAAACTTAGATCTTGCTGTATCAATACTTAATGGGAATAAAAGACCGTCACGACCTGCTCGGTTTTTAGCAACAAAGATTCGACCACTACCATCTGCTTTTTCTGTTGGCTTACGACTAATAGAAAGAACAATGTCGGCAACCTGTGCTTTACCATATGCTTCAGACATGTTTTCTAGACCAACAATATCAGACTTAGCAGAGTCTTTGTTTGCCTGAGATGCTGTCCAAATAGGAACATTAAGATCAGATGCAAGGTTACGAAGTTCTGTATAGATAAGCTTTAGCTCGTGACGAAGAGAGTCATAAGCTCTTGTTGACTTCATAACATCAGCGTAATCTACAACGATAATAGAAGGCACGAAACCTTTAAGCATAAGCTTTTCAATATGATTCCTAATTGTTACTACAGAAGCACCTCCAGTAGGATATTCTTTAATAACAAGCCTGCCTAGATCCATTTCTTTATACTTTGCAATAACTTCGTCTTTTCTTTCAATGACTTCATTGCTAGGAATGTTACAAAGATTTGAGTCATATCGCTTGCCTGTTTCATGCTCAGAAAGCTCAAAGGTATAGTGAACAACGTTTTTACCAACACGCATTGCAGCACAACCCATTTCTACCAAGAAGTGAGATTTACCAACACCTGTATTCGCTGCAACTACACCAAGCTCACCTCTTCCTAAACCGCCTCGAAGAATATCTTGAGAGTCAAGTCGACCTAAACCTGTCGGGCATACCTGACGATTGATAGCTACAAAACGTGATTCTAGATCTTCGAAGAAGTCATGTCCATTACTATTAGGAAGACCGACAGAGACAGCATTTTTCATAATATCAACAACATGTTCATATTTGTCTGTTTGAATTAGCTCAACAGACTTTTCCAATGCCTCTTTGAATGCCTGTCTTTTACAAAACTCAAGGGACTTTTCTTTGACATATGCAATATCACACATATCAGGACTTGTCTTCATTCGATGAAGATATTCAATGATTTGATCCCGGAGAGCAACATCTTTGCTACTAATAAGTTCATCTTTGATAATTGTTACTAGTAGTGAAAGTGTTGGAAAAGACTTATATTTTGAAAAGTAAGTAAAGTATTTTTCGCAAAGGTATTGTAAGTATTTAATATCAAAATACTCAGGTGTCATTACCTCGACCATTTGTGCTGACCAATCTTTATCGGTGAGCATACTTTGAAATACTTTTTCTTGAAAAGTCTTTCCGTATTTGGAAAAGTTTTTCTCAGACATTTAATCTCCTAAATAATAATGGATGCTTTAACTGAAATGAGTAGATTATTGACGTCGTAATTATTAAGACCTTCACGCATCATAACGCGCATCAAATCCATTTTATTTTCCTTTTTGACCTTATTGTCATATTGATAATTGATAGATTTTATCTGCTGCCATGATAGACATGTGCTATCCAAATACATTAATTGCCAATTTTTTTTAAGTCTATTTTCCTTCAAAATTATCTCTTTTACAACTTTAGAGCTACTTTGAAGATTTTTTGTCTCTTCGATAATATCTTCAACAGAAATAAAGTCTTCTTCTTTAAGCTGCGGAAAATGTTTTAACATTGTCTTAAATCCCGCACCTTTTACGCCTTTAATTCCGTCACTCTGATCACCTACAAAACATCTAGCTGTGCAAAAGTTTGTTGATGAAACACCCCATTTAGCTAAAACTTCTTCTTTATCTATTATCTTCTTTTGATTTGGTGACCAAATAACATTATCATCGTCTATAAGCTGGTAATAATCCTTATCAGAAGTAACCAAAATTTTACGATGGCCAGCTTTTTTATTCTTGCTTATGTAACCAATCACGTCGTCAGCTTCACAATCATTTACATATATCTGTGTAACTGGAATGAACTTAAGTATTTCTATTAATGTTTTAAGCTGATCGTCTCTATTATCTTTGGTATCGTATCTATCTGAATAATAACCGCTTCTATTTAATTTGACAGGACGTTTGCCCTGTTTATAGTTAGGTTCTATTGCTCTTCTTCTACTTGAACCGCCTCCTTCCCAAACAATTGTCATTTTATGGGGTCTAAACCTATCACATAAGTGTTGTATATTGCGCAAAAACCCTAAGATTCCTCCACACTGTGTGTTATGAAGAGAAACCGTAGGGTTTGCGCAATAGTGTCTCATAAAAACATTGAGACCATCTATTAAGATTTCAGGCTGCATTTTACTCCAAGCCACTTACATCAATGTGTTCTGCGATTGCTGACATTTCTTCATATGATTCTGCATCAATGTGAATGTCTTCATCTGTTACTCTTGCCTTAACCATTGCTTTCTCTAGGAGTCCGTCAACATAAGGCTTTGTCTCTGGGTTTCTCATAATCTTATAGAAGTCTGCTTTGTAGAATTTCTTCTCAAATACAATCTCTCCATCAAGTGTTGCTACATTCAAGTGTTTCCATGCACCATTTCCACTAATTTCTACAATATGTTCATCAACCTGCTCAGCTCCATGTTTTCTTAGAATATCAAATACTTCCTCATGTTCTTTAATGCCGATACCAAAGTGGATCTGAAAGTTTGTTGTCCTAAAAGGTGCAGTTACCTTATTCTTAATTGTTTTTGCTGAAACATTGATACCAATTGGCTCTTTGTCTTTATTAAGAATAGGTGAACCTGCACCAAGTTTAATACGAACTGAAGAGTGGAATGGGATTGCCATGCCGCCAGGTGTAGTTGTTGGATCACCATACATTACTCCTACTTTTGTTCTAATCTGATTTAGACAAACCATAAGAACATTTTCATTAGCAATAACTCCTGTAATCTTTCTCATACCTTTTGAGATAGCGCGTGCCTGGAGCCCAATACTTTCTTTATCATAATCTCCAACAAGCTCTGCACGAGGTGAAGATGCAGCAACAGAGTCCCAAATAATAGTTACTGGAACATCTTTTTGCATTGCTTTAGCCTTAAGAATAGTGCTTTCAGCAATAGAAAGAACTTCTTCTGTGCAATGCGTATCTACATAGACAAAACGCTTGTTAATGTCTACACCAAGTGCATTAAGGTTTTCAATGCTTGTTGCATTCTCAGTATCGATATATACAACAATACCATTCATCTGCTGTGTAGAACGAGCAATCTGTGTTGCGATATGTGACTTACCAATAGATGGAGGTCCAAAGATTTCTACAATACGTCCTTCTGGAAGTCCACCATTTCGTCTATTAGAGATAATATAATCTAATAGTTGTGAACCTGTACTAATCCACCTATTGACATGCGTAGGAGATTCATCTGTGCTAAGATTATATGCTACACGAGTTCCTCTTTCTTTGTTTAGTGACTTAATAAGATCAGCGGTAAAGTCCTCTGCCGCTCCACTGGTTTCAACTACGGGATCTGCTTTTTTCTTTCTAGCCATATGAAAATACCTCCTGGTTACAAGAGGTATTTTATCAACGGTCTTAACTTTTTACAAAATTATTTAGAAAGGAGATGCATCATCCTCAAGTTCAGCGAAAGCAGCATCAAGTGACTCAAACTTAGAAGACACAGGCTCGGAAGCTTTTGGCTCGTCACGAACAACTGCTGGTGCAGACGCTGTTTGACTTCCACCACGTGTAGTTCCAACGCTGCTAGAAGATGATTCCTCATCATCACCATTAAGCCATGCATTTACGATTCGCTCAAGCTCTTCATAAGACTTAGCCTCATAGAGATCATCAACACGAGGAACATTGCTTGTCCACTTCTGAATTTGATCTGCTGACTCAGAAAGTGGCGTAGACTTTGGACGAGGACGAACCTCGGTTGTTGCCCACATCTTTCCTGGAGCCTTGAAGCAATTAATACGAAGATCATTACCTTCTGCTACATCAGTAATATCACCATAGTCCTCATCAAGCATGTAGTTCAAAAGTGACTGGTAGATTTGCTTTCCAAATGCCCAGAGACGAACACCTTTATCTTCCTCACCACGAACAATAACTGGTGCAAAACAACGCATCTTAGGATAAAGCTTCTTAGCAAGCTCGTAACTCTCTTTACTTCCATCGTCACGAAGCTTATTGATAAGCTCTTGGATAGGATCTGGATTACCGAACTGGTAAGGTGCCAGAAGTCCTGGGTTATTGCCAATGTTGTAGTAGAACATTAGCTCTTTGAATGGTTGTCCGTCATTATTAGGATAAGCGATAAGTCGAACTGTTGTCTCCTCACCTTCCTCTGGTCGCCACATGATGTTTCGCTTGCTGTTTGCACCGCTGAGCTGACCAAGTTTACGACGAATTGCATCCATATCGATTGCCATATTTTTCTCCTTTGTTAAATGTGTAAATGTTTTTTTGGTAACTGTTTAATTTTTTATTTTTTTTAAGCCAGCCACCTAATGGCGACTGTATAATATACTTATTTTATCTTTTTTACAAATAATGTTTATTTTTTAGTTTTTCTTTTTTTATTGCTTTTTCTGAGGTGCTTGCTTGGTCCTTCAATTGGAGAGTCTTTAGTTCTTGGGTCAGCATATCTAACTTTTCCTCTTGGACCTGCACCTACTGGAACCATAGGACCACTAACTGCGGCAGCGAATGAAGCCTCATCAACTTCAGAAGGACCACATTCGTTACAAGACTCTCCTTCAGAACAACCACAAGATTTTCCTTCACCTTCTGCACATTCGCATTTTTCGCCTTCTGCACATTCACAAGGCTTTTCTTTTAACATTATTTTCTTTTCAGATAAAACTTCTCTAATATAAGTCTCTAGTAATCTTTTCATAATAACTCCTTGTTACTATTTATTACTAGACTATTTATTTAAGACATGCTGCCTTGCTGTTTGAATAAGAAAAAGAAGACCTTTATTATGTCCTGCATAAAATCTGTTTTCTTCAAAGTGCATACCACCTGATAGTTGAATTGCTAACCACTCTTCTTTAGTAAGTTTAACACCATAATGCTGAAGTAGAAATAATGTTTTATGTGTCATTGACATTTTATCACATTCTTCATTCCACTTATAAAGTTGACCTAGTTTTTCTCTATGCCAATCGGAATCTTGAATAGAAAATGTGTCTTGTTCTAGATCACCAATACGTCCTAAGTCTGAAAGAAGTGATGTAAGAAGAATACTTTTTGTTGAGCAGTTTAGACCTAGTGCTTCGTTTAGACTTCTTGCAGCCTTTGCTACTTCTAGGCAAAATTCAACTAAGCCGCCTGGACCAGTAAAAGGTTCGCTTGATGACGTATTAAATGTACATTCAGCAATTCTTTGTCCTTGCTCACTAAGCAACATATTAAGGTTATGATCAGATAGTCTTTTTAGGAGACCTTCGTATTTACCCCAGACTTCTTCAATATTTCGTTCCATATAAATCCTCTACACTAATTGGAAAATTACCAAGTATGCTACAATTATATCCTTGTTTAACTTCTTTTACAAATTCATCGATATAATCTTCTTTAACATCGATCATAAGCGCATCATGAATAATAAAGATAGGTTTTGCTTGATTTTTGTCTAGTCTTTCATAAACTTTAGAAAAACCGCTTAGGGCAACATCAACAGCCGTAGACTGCACATAATTGTTTAATATGACGTTTTCTTCGGTGACATGATTATTCCATAAGGTACGACCCCAAAAGTTTGTTCTGCGTCCGTTTTCGCTGCTTTCTTGAGCCATTTCAAGGCATTGATCAACGCATAAATACTTGTCAATATAACTGCATAGTTGATCGACTTTGTCTTTTGATATTTTCGAATATAAACTCTTTTTTGAAGAACCATATACAGCTGAAATGATTGCTTGTTTTACAATTGATCGGTCAATATCTAATTCTAGACTTGACATAATTTCT